AAGACTGATGCAGAGCTTGCCGATGATATCCAAGAATTTGTACAATATCGAAATCTTTCTGCCGTTTATGTCGATCCATCGGCAGCTAGCCTAAAAATTGAGCTTCGTAATCGTAATTTACCTGTCATCGATGCCAACAACGATGTACTTGCCGGGATAAAGACAACATCGAAATTTATTGCAAACAAAAATTTACTCATACATAAAAGCTGTCAAACGTTAATTGAATGTATTCAAACGTATGCTTGGGATCCAAAAGCCGCCGATAGAGGCGAAGATGCTCCTTTAAAGAAGCGTGAGCATATCCTCGATGCCCTCAGGTATGCCGTCTATAGCGCTTTCCCACGCGGAGACTTTGGTTCTCCTGAGGAAAACTTATCTTACGATCAACTTAGACGACAAGTATATGGCGATAATGCTTCGATTTTCGGCGATATGGGAATGGGAGGTTACATGTGAGTAAATTTGCTCAAATTGGTATGTACGCGATTTATTATGATGAAGATGAAAAAAGCGAAGTAAAAATTCTTTTAGACTTATGGTCTAAATATCATAGACGATCAGAACCTTATAGAAATTATGGACGAGAAATACTAGTTGATAAACCGATGCCCAACAATGAGGAAGGGCGAACGTTATGTTTAATGATTGAATTTACATCACCCGGCGATGAAATAGAACAAGACGAGCGATTGAAAGAAAATATGTTAGAGGATACATTATAAATAATTCTTTCACTTAAGGATTCCATGGGTTCTTACGAAAATGCTGGTGGCGGGTATAGCTTAGGCGGAGGCTATATTGATGGGTCGGATGTAGACGCCAAGAATCTAAGACAAATGATGGACCACTTTTATCAAATGTCTTACCCAGCTAATGCAGCGTATTGGGTGCAAGGCGCTATTGATACGAGATTTAAGGCTGGCGATCAAACGCTATGGCAAATGATCTATGGTGATAACAATTATTACCAGGCTAGGCGATTCTTTTTCAATTTGATACGCCGTCATCTGAACATGATCGATGGATATCAACGTAAGAATAGAAAATCTACAGTTACTTTACCCGTTAATGATGGTGATGTTTTAGCAGATCAATATAATGCAGTGCTAAAATGGAGCGAAGAACGTGATGGTTTTCAAGAATATCTTAGCCAAGCTTTTGCAGGCTCGAACACAACTGGGATGTCCCTCCTTCATCTTTATCCTGATTACACTCTCGATCCCATTAGTGGTGATCTGTTTACTGATCAAGTCTCTTATCAAAACTTTCTTATAGACCCTTACTTTCGTAAGCAAGACCTCTCAGATTGTACTTTCATATGGCGAAGAAGATGGGTCAATCAGGCAGTAGCTAGATCACTTTTACCAGGCCATGCCAAAGAAATTGATAAAATGAGACCCAGCGGCATGAAAGATGGCCGCTTTCCACTCCAAGCCGAACTCCTTAACATGGCAACCAATCAACTTTTTGCCTATGACGAGTTTCATTATCGTACTCATCGTGAAGCAACGATCATCCTAGATCCTAAATCCGGTGAAGCTATCGAATGGGAAGAAGATGAGTCTGATCAAGATGATATGATGGAGCGTACGCTTGCGCAGCAACCTTGGCTTGTGACTAAGAAAGTGCAAGTTCCTACTGTTAAGCTGGGCATCTGCCTAGGCGGTAGACCTCTTTACCACGGCCAGAACTTACTTGGTATCGATGCTTATCCATTTGTTCCCTCATTGTGTTACCACGAGCCTGATATTCAATCCTATGCATGGCGTGTTCAGGGTATAGTAAGAAATCTTAGAGATGCCCAATACCTCTACAACATGCGCAAAGTAATTGAGATGGATATTTTACAATCTCAAGTTAATTCAGGTTGGATATATCCAGTTGATGCCGTAGTAGATCCAAAAGCATTTAGACAATCAGGCCAAGGATTCTTAGTTCCTTTGAAAGCTGGGCATTTACCTCAAGAGATTCAACGTATTGAAGCAGCTGCATTGCCTCAATCTCTAATGGAGTTATCAAGGAGTCTTAGTGAAGACATTACCAAAATCTCAGGAGTCAATGAAGAGCTTTTGGGAGCAGCGACAGACGACAAGTCTGGCATTCTGTCTATGCTTCGACAAGGTGCTGGCCTTACCACGTTACAAACTATCTTTGACAAGCTTGACTATTCTCAAAGAATATATGGAAAGATACGGTTACAGGCCATTCGTAAAAACTTCAGCAAAGGTAAGATCGCTTCCATTTTGGGCAAAGAGCCCGATCAGAGGTTTTTTACATCTCACTCTCTCAAATATTCCGTCACAGTCGAAGAAGGTAATTACTCAGCAACCCAACGGCAAATGGAGCTTCAACAGCTTCTTCACTTCAAAGAAATCGGAATGACTGTGGCTGATAAGACAATCTGGAGAGCAGCATTCTTGACTAACAAGAAGCAAGCCGAAGAAGATGCAGCAGAAGAATCAGAACAGCAAGCGCAGCAACAGCAAGCACAAGCACAACAACAAGAGAAGTCTGAGAATGCCAAGGTAATGGCAGCTTATGCCAAGTCGCGAGTAGATATGGCGCGTGAGAAAGAACTAATGGCCTCAGCACAAGAGAAGCTTGCTAAAGTGAATGAAAGCTCTGCTAAAGCAGAACATGAGAAAATGAAAGCAGATCTAGACCTTGTCAAGATGATGCTTGAGCTTGAGACTATGGACTTCCAACAGATGCGGGACGCCTTTGATATGGCCCAAGCAATTAAAATGGCTAATGAACCGCAAAATTTACAGGAATCGGTTAGCCAATGATAGACCCTATTTTAGATAGTCCAATTTTAGCTAATGCTTTGACCGAAGATTTGAAAAGCCAAGCAGATTTGGAATACAGCATTCCTTTGTCAATGAATCCTAGTACTATTATATGTTGTTCATATTCAACGCGCAAGCCAATTATGTTAACTTTGGATGATGAAATATATCTTGAGGTACATAGTTTTTTTGGTGACTTTCTTAGAGTGCTTCATAACCGTTATGGTTTAACTCATGTTTTTACCGATCCTTTGCTTATGTATGCTCCTTCTAAAAATGAATGGACTTTAAAAATAGCTATGATGTCTCAAAAAGAATTTGAAGAAATAAACGAAATATTAGAAAAAAGAGAACAAGAAGCCCTAAATCCTTAAGGAGGCTATATGGCAAAAGGAAAAAACATTCCTCTCATGTAAGGAATGTCAAATCATCAGAGCAAAATGAGTCAAGAACACTGGGAAAAAGACCAGTCTGAAATGGGTGAAGAAAGCGATCTTCGCTATACTGATAAACCAAATCCTGAAGCATTGAAAGAATCACAAGATAAACTAGCAAGTTATGCAAAAACACATCAGATGAAGTACTAACATGAAAAAAGAGCATGAAAAACACGAGAAAGAACATGCTAAAAAGAAAGAACAACATAAAAAAGAACATCATAAATCTGAGATGAAACATCATCCAAAGAAAAAAAAATGACCGAACGAGAAACAGCTGGCGCCTTGGCAGTCAAGGCCGCCAGCGATTATTCAAAGTATAGCGCTTTACATGCTGGCCATGATGCTACAGAAGGTATCGGAGAGCAAATCCAGCAATGTATTAATCTTCATAATCCATTGACTACAGAAAAAGAATATTGTGTAGGGTTCGTATATGCTAAAGACCCTCTTATACCTTTTGGTCTTAAACGCAGAAAGTTTTTCGCTTCTCTTTATCTACCTTCTCCTAGGCCCGAACAGACTATTTTCCTTTATAGCAAAGAGAAAGACACTCTTGTATGTAGGCTTTGGTCTCTCCCTGATTGGAAAAGGATGGCTTTGCTATCTCAGCTCGATTCAGTAGATGAAGAGTGGAAAGATATGAAAGAGTGGAGCGATGCTTTTTATGCTGGTAAATTCTGGGAGTTCATCAGAAAGCAGCATAACATCAAGATGCCCTCAGAGATTGAATACTTAAAAGCCAACCGTGAAAAACTCATCCAAGCGGGATGCAAGGAGGTCGAGCCGGGCCTGACCCAACCCTTTGATTTCAGTAAGATCACGGTTAATAAGGTCGTAAACGCGAAGAATTCCTTCGGCTAGCAATGATTTTTCTACGATCTTTGGCAAACATAATACTTGAATAGGAACATTCGCTCCCATATAAGATAAAATTTTACGGTAATGTTGCAAGTTTTTCTTAACATCGTCTTTGACAGGAGCTTCAACATCGGGATTAATAATCATGTCTAAATCATCGTTCATAGGTACCTAATGGAAACAGAAAATAAACCAGCAGAAGTCGAGAATACACAAGTTGAAAATAATCCTACAACGAATACTGTAGCTCAAGCGGATACAGAAACACCAGAGCAAATCAATTGGAAGAAGTTTAGAGAACAGCGAGAGATCGAACGTAAGCAAAAGATCGAAGCCGAGAAAAGAGCATCGGAGAAAGAAGCAGAAGCCGCCGCCTTGAAAGCTGCACTAGATGCTATCGTTAGCAAGCCATCTCAATCAAATAACTATCAAACAAATGATGACTCTGAAGAGACCGAAGAGCAACGGATTGCAAGGCTTGTCTCTCAATCCATGGACGCAGAGAGACGTAAACATCAAGTAGAGCAGGAAAAGAGAGCAGCTCAGGAACTTCCAGAGCGTATTCAACAGAATATGAAAGACTTTAATCAAGTCTGTACAGCAGAGAATATTGATTACCTTGAGTATCATTATCCCGAAGTGGCTAAAGCTTTCCAATACATGCCCGACAATTATGAGAAATGGGAAAACGTCTACAAAGCAGTTAAAAGATTCGTGCCAAATACCGATTCACGCAAAGAGGTTAATAGAGCTGAAAAGAACTTCCAGAAGCCTCAAGCCATGAGCATACCCGGCAAGACTCAAGGCGGTGATTCAGCTCCACAATATCTCGATGATAAACGTAAGATGGATAACTGGCAGCGTATGCAAAGGACCATGAAAGGAGGGGCATAATGCATATCAGAGATCTTGTTAGATATAATTTGATAAAAGATGATGAAAGGTTTGATGGTGAGGAAGGATTTGCAAGATGGGCATGGGGACCTCGATATGGAAAGATAGATTTTACGAAGGAGGGAGTTTCCGAATGGAATAAATTTCATAAAGATATTTTTGTGCTGGATTCATCTAATGACCCTGAAGATGACATACCTGTTATGATGGAATTATGGAGAAAACATCGCGAGGGATAATTTTGGAGTTGAAATACGTTTTTAAGAGACCGTGTACTAAGTGCGGAGAGCTACATGATACATGTTTGATGGATGTAAAAAAAAGATTTATCGTGCGTAGAGAAGATAAATGCAAAAAGTGTTTGTTGCATATCGCAGAAGGCAATAACTCCAAAGACACAAAAGAAAACTATGATTAAGTCAGCAAGTTTCTTTGACGTAAATTAAGCATTTAGCAAGAATGCTTCGCGATGACCGCTGTTAGACCGACTTACACTCTTGACAATCTGCCATATGGGTTTGTTTTTAATCCGCATAGCAACCGGATTTTTACTCCCGCTCTCCATGTATACGCCATCCTAAATGCTGATAACAGTGTCACCTGCCCTCCTCTAACTTATCAATCAGTGGATGCATTTGTAAAAATGCAATCAGTGGTGTATGAAATACAAAAGCGCGATAAATTAGGGGAAATCAAACCAGAAACATCATCAGCTTTAAAAGCACCAAACTCTAGATATTCGCATATAAAATGTTTAGATTGCGTTATAGACAGAGAAAAGCTGGTATTGTTATCGCTTTTTTTAATGGTAATATTAATAGCCGCTGTAAGTATACCAATTTTATACTATACATGGCCAAATGGAGTTTTCGGATGACAGCAGAATCGCGTAGTTCAGTTGGAACGTATGCAATCCCTCAAGATGATTTCAATGATCTTCTAGCTTTTACACGCACAGATACTTTTGAAGCAAGACGAGATCGTACCTCTGAGTATTTCAGAGCCGATAAGACGGCCGAAACAGCCTTAAAGGTCTTAGCAACTGGCGGAGGGATAACTTTAGGTTGTACATTATCAGGAGTGGCAATAGGTGGCATTGCTGGTGGGCCAAAAGGTTGTCTTATAGGCGGAGGTATCGGATTAGGAGTCGGATTAGTTGTTACCACAATTTATGGCGGAATTGTAATCCATAGAGATTACGAAGACTGGAAAAACAGCTATGAAGACAAAACAATTGTCAACAAATTTGTTGAAATACATGAAGATTTACCAGCATTTCGCGGTCTTATGTGTTCTATAAGCAGAGATATCATTAAAGATCCTGTCCAAACCGTTTGCGGCCATACTTTTGAACGAGTCATGATTGAAGATTATCATGATAGAAACGTTGGAAGAACAGAAGGCCCCAAATGTCCCGATTGTCGTAAAGAGTTCACTAAAACGCAATTGACTACAGATATAACCTATGTGGGCAAGGTGAAAAAAACTTATGCAAAAGTCCTTAGAAATGAGATGACAAATCCTCTTTTCACTCCTGCTATCGTTAAAGGATTCGAAGCGGTCTATAAAGGCTTGGATTTTCAGGCCGCCGAAGTTTTGAAGCAAGTGAGCACAGATCTTACTCTTCAATTGACCAATGGTGATCTAACTCCTCAAGCCTTCTCGCGTAAAATGAGAGAAGTAACAGAAATCTTTGGTGATGAGGAAGAGGTTAAAGATCCTCTATACATCAGAGTATGATCTATCAATTTGCTACCAATATCTAACGAATTGGTAGCAAATCTGAAAATCATTCAAACTCGGGATATACCTGCGACCAGATAGACTCAATCTCTTTAGGATCGATTTCAACACCATTCAGAATGAATGATTCAGCCGTTACCTGCTCTAGAGCCATAAGGAATTTCTCTGAATCTTTGAAAGACACATCAAATTTCTGATTCACCCCATTTTTAAAACATATCTTCAATCTAGCTTCTGGCATATGAGTCCTTCATTTGTATTGCATTTAACTATATTTACGTGTATAGTATTCTCCATGTTAACAGATTATGAAATTTATAGGGAAAGATTACTTAAGAATTCTCAGTGGAATCAGACATGTCTAGAATCTACTTACAAAGGGCGTTCGCAGTCAGGCTATGCGCTTGTTAAAATCAACAAAACGACTATAGGAGCTCATAGATTGTCATGGTTGATACACCATGGAAAAATTCCACAAGGCATGTGGGTATTGCATAAGTGTGATAATCCACTTTGTATAAATGTAGAGCATCTATGGCTTGGCTATCCTAAGGATAACACGCGTGATATGATCACGAAAAACAGGGATAATTTTCATGGTAAGAGAAAATATTCTCAACAGATCGTGGCTAAAGCATTAGAACTCAGAAGTAAGAATATGACATACAAAAGGATAGGTCAAGTCCTCAATTTGTCAACTACCAGTATTAATAATTTCTTTAGAAGAACATCTTCGACCGAAACGGTAAAAGATTTTTATGGTAAACCCAAATATTCACAAGAAATCATCGACTCAGCATGTGAGATGCGCCGTAATGGTATCGCATGTAAAGAAATTCAAAAAATACTAAACATACCTAAAAGGACTTTGACTAGAATATTCAATAAGCATTATAAATAATTTTCTTGGCCGATTCTGCCTCGCCAGCATGCCGTTTGGACACCTCGCAAGTGTAGCGTATTAGATTAGTTTCGCAAACTAACCGAACTAAAAACGCAAACTTAATAGGTGTTTAATGTCAACAGGCATAACTAACATAAACAATATGGCTCCCGAGTTACCTTTGCAATTCAGCGAAGATCTACTTAGTACGCCAATGTTCAACTTAATTCACAGCTTCGGCTCTGATCTGCATTACGCAGAATCGCATATCGGAAGAAACATCCGTATGTCCCGTTACGAGCGTCTATCCACAGATGGCGGTCAACTTGATGGCTCTGGTATTGATCCAGCTCCAGAAGTTGTCGTGCGTTCTGATATCGATGCTAAAGTAGAAATCTACGCCAAGACAGTCGTCATCAACGAACAAGTGGTCCTTTGGGAGAACGACAAGGTTCTTACCAAATTCACCGCTTTGTTAGGACAGTGGCTTCGTGAGAAAGAAGATCTACTTATGCGTGACCTGTACTCATCTTCTGTGAGCTATATCAACGCAACAGGTGGAGTAAATGGAGATCAGCCGAGTGAGATCTCTCGTAACGATATCAACAACATTGAGCGTATCCTACTTGGCAATGATGCCCGCACAATGCTAAGTGTCATTGAAGCTGAAAACAAATTCGGTACAGCTCCTACACGAGATGCTTTCATTGCTCTAGCTAGTACAGACATTACACCTGATCTTCAAAACGTTCAGGGCGTATTGCTGAAAAACGCTTACCCAATGCAAGAAGGCTTAAGACCTGAAGAGTATTGCTCAGTGAGCCGCTTCAGATTCTTCGTATCGTCTAAAGCAGCGAAAATCCCTGGCGCATCTCTGCTTGGAGCAACCGTTTTTACAATCCCTATGTATGGACTGGAAGCTTCCGCTAAGGTCGAACAAAACAACTATAGTGCACTCCTAGGGTATCGTCCTCCTTATGTTGTGTCTAGCGTTGCACAAAACAGCCAGCTATATGCCAAGTTTGCAATTGGTCGAGCAATCACCAACCAAAACTGGATTTCTGGCCTTAACGTAACACAAAGACTATAAGGAGAATTATATGCCTTTTACTATCCTTGATGGTGGTTCATTCACTTCCACAGGTGCAGGAGTTCGAATTCCTTTGCCTAGTTCTGCTGACTATTTCCGTACTTGGAATATTACTCAGATGCCTCTTGCTCCGGCTACAGCCGTAGTAATCGGTGGCGAATGGTTTGGTTCTAAGTTTGGACTTGGTCAAACAGCTGCTAATGACGGTATCCGTTGGAAAAAAACCAACAGCACCAATGCAATTAACATTGATACATTTGCGACAACTACTGCTTCTAATGGTTTCACTTATGTGACAACAAATCCAATTGTTGAGCCACAGGCAGCAGCCGCAATCACTGCGATTTCAGCCGCTAACCCTGCCGTTGTTACTCAAACCAACACCTACTCTGCTGGTGATCTGGTAAGAATATACAACACCACAGGCGATCTGACCATTGGTGGAATGGTGTTTCAGATTTCTACTGTTACTGGAGCTGGCTATACCCTTTTGGGATTAGCTAACGTAGCTGGTAATGGTCTTGCAGCTGCAACAGCTGGAAATACACGCCGTATTTCAAAATTTAAAGCTGTAGAGCCTGAATATCTTTACATCACAAACATTAGTCAAGCTGTACATGCGGTGGTCAGTGTTAGTATTGACCCTGCTAATTATTATGTCGTTGGTAACTTGGTTCATCTAAGCGTTCCTCCCTCTTTTGGAATGCGTCAAGCGAATCAGCTTACAGGCAAAATCTTAGCTATCAATGCCGTTGCAGCTTCTGGAAACATCGGTGCTTATAATATGACTCTAGATATCGACTCTAGCGCATTCACAGCATTCGCTTTCCCTGCTACTGCATTAAGCCCAACCACACAATTGTTTGCTACTCTAGCTCCAGCTGGATCTAGAACGCAATTTGATCCTGTAACATTGGTACAGACTGGATACGAATTCAATTTAACACCATTCCATACAGGTCAATTTGTTCCCTACATGTTCATTTCCGGGGGCGCACAATCGCCAGGGGGAGCAGCCTTGGATCAGATAAACTGGATGGCATACAAGCTGGAAGTATAGACTTAGGTCTAACTGGACAGTAATAACCACACATGGTAACCTCTTGAAAAAGGGGTTACCATATATGAGACAATGCTATAAATGCAAGGAAACGAAAGAGCTTACAGAATTTCACAACGATCGAACTCAGGTTGGGGGAAAATCTTATGATTGTAAAAAATGCAAATCAGAAATTCGAAAACAAAAGAGAAAAGAAAATCCAGAAAAATATCGTGAGCAGTGTCGCATATCGGCAAAGAAAAATTATGAAACAATACGAGAATCTCAAAGACGCCATAGATTAGAAAATCGCGATAAAATACTTAAGCGAAGGAAAGAGAGACGAGAGCCTATAAAAAGAGA